TGTCGATGGCCTTGGTCCCCCACTTATCGTCAACAGACTGTACCCACAAATTCGCCTTACCGGTCGTCGTCGTCAGCAGGATGAACCTGTACCTGAAACTTTCCGCGTTGTACCTGTTCGGGCTCTCTGCGTCTTTCTGCCATTCGAGTCTCATCGGTCATTCCTCCTGTTGAACGCTGCTTCAAGTTTATCTCTGCGGTATCCGCGAGCCTTCTCGCCATTGCCCATTGCGAAGGCGTTCGGCTCAACCTCAACGCCATGCACGCGCATACGCACGTGCACCTCAGTGTCAGCGACGCAGAGCGCGATAGCGAGCCGAGCTGTTGACACACCTTGCAGCCCCTCGGACAGTTCAAGCGCGACCACAAGCGCATCTTTCGCGTCGACCACGGGGGCGAGCGTCTTCGCCCGACGCCACGGCGAACGCGGTTCAAGCGCCTTCACGTGCTCTTTCGTCATGTGCCACACGCGGGTAGGGTCCGGTGTGCGGTCCTCACCCTGCACGCGGACCAGTGACCATCCGCCCTTGGGCAGGTCTTCCGCGTGCCATCCTTTCGCGGTAGCGTCTTCGCCAAGCACGTTGCGAGCCTCGGTAGGGGACGATACCGCCATGCACACCTGCGAGGTCAGCTGAGCCGAGATAGCGGAGTCGAGACCCTTACCGGGGCCGGTCACCGTGGGCTTCTGCGTAGCCCACCAGAGCGGAATTTCCGCTGACCTCGCACGTCGAGCGATCGAACGCAGGCCGGTCACGGCGTCGGGAACCTCCGACATCAGCTCCGCACCCTCGTCAACGACGACGACGATACGCGGACGCTCAGGTGTGGGTTCCCATGTATCGAGGCTTTCGGTCCGCATGATCGCCTCACGCTCTTTCATCTCGGTAACCAGGTCATCAATGACCGACTGAATACCTTCCGCCTCGGATTCGACGCGAGCCACGTGTGACCACAGCGCGCCTTCCACTTTCAGGTCGATGATGACGATCATGGTGTTCGGGAGCGCGAGCGCTTCCGCCATGAGCACACGCAACGCCACCGACTTGCCAGCACCAGACATACCAGCGACACTGAGCCGGTCGGTCACGTCGACATGCACGACTTCGCCCGTGTCCGCATTGAGCCCGAGACCCTTGCGATCCGGCGACCAGGTGAGGTCAAGGTCCCGCACGCGAGTGCGGATGCGTAGGACGGCCCGGTCTGCGGTACCTCCCGGCTTGACTTGCGTCTTGACCTCATCAGGAACCGCGAGCAGTGCTCGCAGTTGATCCACCTGGGTGTCCAGTTTCGCTGGCGTCCACAGTCCCGCGAACTCCATGGGGATCAGGATGCCGGACTCATCGATGACCGGCGAACCCGGGAACACCTCGTGCAGCTTGCGATCTGCTGCGTTGGCCTCCCAGGTGTGCACCCGGTCGATGATCGCTGATTCCTGCCCGTTGGGCTTGAGTCCCGCCTCAGCGTGTTTCCGGGAGAAGAGTCGAGTCTTCTCTTCGACAGGGGCGCGTGTGGTCACCGACCGCACCGACTCTTCGTTGTCGCGGTGCGTCCACCCGAGCCATGCCAAGTACCCGTACGCGGCAGGCCATGCAAGGAGCGCGCCCGGGTTGCCTTCGATGGACACCCATGGCGGCACAATGAGCGCGCTCGCAGGGACAGCGAGCGTGAGCGCGCATCGGAGCGCGCGCGTTCCGAATGCGCGCGTGCTCACCTCAATGTCTGTGAGCGCGTGCGCGCGCGCAGGGGGCGCGCTGTGCGCGCGCCTGTTCTTCGACATGCGCGCGTGCGCGCGCATCGCCCGTTGGTGCTGCGCGCCGAGCGCGCGCGCATCTTGTTCACGGATGTGCGCCTCGATGCCTTCCGCGCGCGTCCATGCGCGCGCATCTTCGGCGAGCGCGCGCGCACCCCGCAGGGTGTAATCCCACGAGGTGCGCGCCATGCGCGCATATGCGCGCTCGTTGTTCGCTTCGATATCCATCAGAACCCACCAAGCGCCTCAGCAACGAGACCCTGCACAATGACCGTCAGGCCGCCGTACAGCACCTGAGCGAGCCCGAAAACCCACCCGTCCGCGCCATGCGCCGCGATGGGGCCGATCAGCAACGCCCAAATGGCAGCGTTGTTGTAGTCGGGATCGCTCCAGATGTCAGCCACGGTCGCCACGATGGCGAGCACGCAGATAACACCCATAACGGCGTGAGCGGGCACGGCACCGAAGTTGCCCAACAGGCTAGTGAAACGGTCTGCGAGCCACGTTGACCACGTGGACGCGTAGATGAGGAACGAGGCGAAGATGCCCAGCACGAGCGCTACGTACGCCGCCTTCGTGCCCCGGCCCCACTTGTAGTTGATGATGTGCGCGGCGATGAACAACACCACGGCGATCGGGCCGGTAGCGGGGTTGTTGGTGGCGTCTACTGCTGCCATAACTTCCATCTTTCATCCTTTCGTCTAGGTCTTAGGTCTGCATTAAATTATACACCTGCCCGGCACGGCACACCAGGCGGGTTGTCCCCGTGGTCGCGGTGACCTGCGGAAACACTTCGAGCGCGGTGCTCTCGGCACACCGTGCCGGTGTGCCAAAACAGTGTTTTAGCAGGTCAACCGTGTTTTGCGGTGTGCCAGTGGGTGTGCCGCTGGCACGGTCCCGGCACACCTTCCCCAAGGGTGTGCCGGTCGCTGTGCCGCTAGTACCCGAGCGCCTTGCGCACGGGGGTGAGCCACCGGGCGACGTGACCAGGGGACCGCTGAGCTGCCGTAGCGACCTCATTGCGGTTGGGAAGCTTGCCGTTCGTCTGCACGAACGTCCGCATCCATTCCTTGATCTGCTCGGGAGCGTCGCTGTACGCGGTAATCGCGTTGATCAGGTCGGACACGCCGTGCGCGCTCACGTTGTCGACATGCGCGCGCGTCGTTTCGGATGCGCGCGCGTCTTCAATGAGCGCGCGCGCATCGTCGGGAACATGCGCGCTCACTTCGAGTGCGCGCGCGGAAGGCACGCTCACCGGGCGCACGGCGCGCGCGTGCGTGCGCGCGCTCATCGATGCGCGCTCATTCCAAGGGTTCATGTGCGCAACCGCTTCGGGAGCGAGCGCGCGCGCACCGACATAGCGCGCGGCGATGCGCGTCTGAATGCGCGCGCGCACTTCCGGCGTGAGGATGCCGAGCGCATCCGCGCGCGCCCACGCGCGATCGTATGCGCGCTCATGAAGCGCGCGCATCCACTTGTGCCCAGCGTTCGCGGCGTAGGCGTGGTTCACAATCTGCGTGATGAGTCGTTCGGTGAGCACCGCGCTCGCGTCCTGCGAGGTAGCCTTGCCCCGCTTCATACGCCACCAGGTGATCAGAGCGGACTGCTTGTGCGGCCTGCCAAAGGTGATGACCACGTGCCACGCGACCGCTGCGAGGAGCGGCCACAGCGCGAAGATGGGGCTATCCCCACCCCACCACGCGATCACGCCCATAAGCGACGCCATCGACCACACACCGGCCTCGTACCGGTTGAAGCCTTCGCCTCGCGTCATGTGCCGCAGCGACAGCGCGCCCAGGATCGCAAGCCACGCCTCGAACACGATCACAGCGGAGATCGCCGCGTCAACGGAGGTGAGGCCGATGCGCTGGATTGCGGTGATCGTGGCGTGCGCACTCAGGTTCGTGGCCGCGAGCGCGACGAGCGCGACCGCGCTCATGAGCGTGATGCGCAAGCGCGCGTCTGCGCGCGCGCCTGATGCGCGCGCGTCTGCTTTGCGCTGCGCGCGCGCTTCCATATCGGGGCGTTTGATATCGCCCCAGATGCGCGCGCGCTCACGTGCGCGCTCGCGCGCGCCTTGGGACGTGCGCCAGAGGATGAGCGCGAGCATGAGCGCCCCGAGTGCGCACGCGCTCATGAGCGCTCCTGACGGTGTTGACGTGAAATCGTTCATCATGAGTCCTTCATCTTGGTGGAGTCCCACCATAGCACGAAAGAAAGCGGGCCCTCAAGAGAGGACCCGCTTCGCTTTCATCGTACGGAACTCACGCCTAGCTTTCACTGCCAGCAGGCACCTTATAGACCGGTTCCGAACCCGCTTTTGGTGTTTGGGGATGCGGTACACCTCAACCACATGACGGAACTTACCCCGCCTATACCAACGTCGCGACATCCGGCGTCCCGTGGGCCAAAGGGGATTTGAACCCCAACCTTCTCGCCTAACGGCTGTACAGTACCGCATGCGAGACGTTCTACCTGGTTAAATTACAGGCCCATTTGGTGGGGCCGGGTCACTACTCCCGGCCCCGTACACGCAAGGCTCACCAGCTAGTGACCGGAGACTATCCCCGGTGTACTGACTGCGGCGCGAGCCTCGTGCGTGAGCGGGTTTCGAATCCCGCTGCGCTTCCGCTTCGACTTCCCGGTCTGCAACTGAGTGCCACCTTGGCCTGCCTACTAACGGTCGCTCTCCAAAGATCACGCGCTCGGAACCACCCGAGTTTTTACCAGTCGTCGGGCTCATGATTTCCCTTCGACATGTTCCGTTTGCCTGGTTAGGGCTCTAGTGTTAGCACGGAACAACGCAGTTGCGCGAGTGAGATTCGAACTCACGATCTCTGACTTATGAGGCCAGCGGGAACAGCCGGGCTTCCCTATCGCGCCATGTGCCGGACCGAAGTCCGGCCTCACTATCCTACCGCGCCTAGCTTCGGTCGTCGCGTCCATGCCGCAAGCCTTCCCGAAGCACTCGGCGGATCGTGTCGGGGTGGTTGGGTCCCTCCGGCAGGCGGGGCTCAATAACGGCGTAGACGCCCTTGTGCGTGCTGTACCGGTCGCCGGTGTAGTGCAGGAATCCGTGAATGACAGTCACGTGTCCGATTACCACCGGGTATTTCTTACCGACGCTCTGGGCGGCGTCAATGACCTGGTAGTCAGTCATGCCCATGCGGTTGACGGTGATCTCTTCGGCGTAAGCGGTGATGTTCATGTCGTTCATCCTTTGTCTTTGGCCTTCGTTCTTGCTGATAAGAGAACACTATCAGTGTCCCCCGGGGCTGTCAACCCCGGGGTCAAACTTTCTTGTTCCCGCAGGTCAGACCAGGTACCACAGGTACTTGGTACCTTCGGTGTTCTCCATGCGAACCTTCCCGTCACTCTGGAGACGACGCAGCGAGGTGTACACGTTCGCCTCTTTTTCCTGGAGTTCCGTAGCGAGCTGCGGTTTCGACAGCCCTTCGGGGTTCTCGGCGAGCAACTGGAGGATCGTCGCGTTCCGCTTCGCCACCGCGGCGGACATCGGACGGCCGCGCTTGGGCTCCGGCACAGCGTCCGCAGCGACTTCGGGGTCCGCAACGACACCCGAGAGTGCATCGTACAACGTTTCTGCGTGGTCTTCGATGCCTTCGACAAGCATCGATTCAGGGACTTCAAGAGTCCCCTTCCCGCGAAGCTGTTCGGCGATGTCGGCAGACGCAGACGCGTGGACGAGTGCAGCCGCTTCCGCAGCCGCAGCCTTCATCGCTTCAAGGTCAGGCTTCGGCTCCGCTACCGGGGTAGGCGTCGCGCGAGGTGCGGCCTTGGGCGCGGGTTCCGCTGCTTTCCGCTGCATCTCCGCTCGCTTCTCGAACGCGTTCTTTTTCTGTCGGTTTGTCGCCACGTACATGATGGTACCTCCAAAGAGTGAAAGGGGCTCCCGACTGGGAGCCCCTTGGACGTTCTAGAAACCGGGGTCGATCGCGCTGCCACCGGCCATGGCGGGAGCGCCGCCACCGACAGGCGGGAACTCGGTGACCGCCATGGCACCGTCACGCGGGGGCCTGAACGACCAGGCAACTTCGATCTGCGGGTTACCCTCGCGGTCGGTCTGCGCTTCGCCGTTGCGCTTGGCAACCTGCGTCTTCGCCGTCACGGTCTTGCCGATGATGGCGCGGGCGATCTGGTCCAGGGTGGGCCGCTGGCTGACGAGGACTTCGTCCGAAATCCCGAACGCCTTCATGTTCTGCATGAACATCGACGCGTTGGCCTCGGTCATGTAGATGCGGTGGGCGTACGTCGTCGGGCGCTTGCCCGCGTGCTCACCTTCGGTGATCTTGAGCCGCATTTCGATCTGCGGCGTCTTCTTCTGGCTGGACTCGCCGGACTCGGCGGACTCGACGCGGACCTGATAGGTACCGATCGGCGCACACTCGGTGAAACCTTCGGTCTTGGCCTTCGCGACCAGGACATCCCACGGGACAGTAGTCATGATGTGTGTTCCTTACTCCGACTTGAAGCCGGGGAAGATTTGGCCCATCATCTGCGTGATGTTGGGGTTTTCAACGGTGTTGGATTCGAACCGGTCTTCGAAGTGCGAACCGGTGATGTAGTTCGGGTTCGGCTTCACCATGAGCGAGCGAACCAACGGGCTGTCAGCGGCAATGATGCCGTCAGCGTTAGGGACCTGCTTGACCGTCAGGCAGGCCGTGGTGTTCATCCAATAGGCGATGCCCTTGCGGAGCGCGCCTTCCATGTTAGGAACGTATTTGCCGTCCTGCCGAAGATCGCCTTCGGCAGTGAACACCGCAACCCGGAACGGGTTGCGCACGTCCTTCACCATGTCGCGGAACCGCTGCACCTTCTCAGACATGCGGGTCAGGAGCTGCCCCCAGTCCGAATACTGCTGGTTCCCGGATTGGAACCCCGGAAGCGCCTCCTTGCAGCGTTTCTGGAGTTGCGTCACGGAGTCGACCACGATGGATTGGAACGGGTGATCAGGCTGCAACGTCCACTGGATAACCTGCTCCACGGTCTCCCATCGAAGCACGTCAACCACGCAGATATCCCAGGTCCCGTCCGCCTTCGGCGGCGCTTCCTTCGGGTCCCACCATACGACGCGGTAGGGCTGGTTCGGGTTGTTGGGGTTCTTACGTCCCTCGAACGCGTTCCAGGAGCCTTCGGCGTCGAGCGCGAGTACCGGCCCGGGGCAGCTCGCCCCTAGCGTCGACTTGCCGCGCTTGGTTTCGGCGTACACGAGAAACGTCGCGTTGTGACGTGGGTTTCTGTCTTCGGTCATTGCATCCTTTCCATTTGTCCTAGGTCTGAATTATATCATGCGGCGTAGCGGGCGAGCGGGTCACGCTCCCGGAACTCCTCCCGTACCATGTCTTCGGCTCGTGACCCGTCATCGAAGAGGGGGCACAGCGTGAAGAACTGGCAGCGCCAAGAGCAGGAGTCATCGGGACTTGGCTCCGCGATGTGCGCCTGCTCTTCGACCGTAGCGCCAGCGAGCAGTGCCTCAAGCTCGAAAATCTTTGTGATCTTCCGCTTCATGTGCAACTCGTACGAAGCGATCTGGTCATCGTTGTGGTTCACCTCGAACCGGTCGTAGAACGGCGGTTTCGCCTGCTTGCCGCGCTTGACCTTCTTCAGGACGTTGTACAGAGCGCCATCACTCCAAGTGCCTGCGGGCTGCGTCATTCGCTCCAGCCACGCGTAGTGCAGCATCTGCGGATTCATGTGCAGCGTCTTGGTGGCAGATGTGAGGCTAGCAGCCGTCTTGTGGTCGAGTAGGAGATGCGCCCCGTCCATGAGGCGACGCACCCGAGCGTCCAGCTTGCCGACGACTTCGAACTTCCCGAACCGTTCCACGATTTCAGGTGCGAAGTCCGAGCCGCGAACCGAAACGATCTCCTCAATCGCGGTGAACTCGATACCGGCATCGACACCGGACTCCGCAACCCAATCGGCGTAACCCTCCAGCATCGCGCGTTCGAGTTCGGAGTCCTTATCGAACGCCTTCGACACCTCGACATCGGGATACACACCGAGTTCGGTGCAGTTATCCAGATACGCCTGCCAGTCGGCATCCTGCGCGGCCTTGAGTACGTCGAGATACGTCTCAGGCTGGGGGCCGTAGAACGCCTCCAGTGCGGTGTGCACGCGGCTCCCGGACCGAAGCGGGCCCGAAGGGTTGAGCGTGACCGGCGACAAGCGTCGGTAGTCGCTCAACCACCACCTGCGAGCACAGGCGAACGTCTTAAACTCGCTTTGACTGAACCTTCGCACGTTCCCTCTCCTCCTTCACTTCGGCCTCGAATCTCGGTGCCCAGCGTTCCACAAACACTTTCAGGTTCGCGATGCGCTTGCGTTTCTTTTCCTTGGCGATGTACTCGGCTGTCGCACGAGGGTCATCGTAGTTCATGCTAGGCATGTTGGCCTTTCATGTTGTTGTTGTGTCCTTCTACGGCTGCGAGTGCGAGGTCAAAACTGCCCAGCACCCCCACGAACCAGTCGAATTCTGACGGTTCGTCGTAGGCCAGTGCCCATACCCCGCTTGCGGGTTCACCCGTACCACTTCGATAGATTCGCCACTTTCGCGTTGCGCGCGGATCATGCCCCACGTTCTATCCTCCCATCAATCCGGTAGCTTCAATCCGGGCCGCTTCCGCGTCCAGATCATCCGTGGTCTTGCCCAGCGCGAGGAGCTTAGCGCGGTCACGCACGATCTCCTCAAGCCGTTCAGCCTTGTCGTACAGCCTTTCGAGCTGCGTCTCCTCGATCGTGCCAGCGGCAACGAGGTCGATGATGGTCACCTTGTCGTGCACTTCGGAGCCGATGCGGTGGATGCGGTCGACACCCTGGTTATTGTCGATGGCGCTCCAGCTTCTCTGAAGTCGAACCATCGTGTCCGCGCGCGTCAAGTTGAGCCCCACTCCGCCCGCTTTGTATGTGAACAGGATGTAGTCGATCTTCCCATCCTGGAACGCCTGCACAGCTGCGTCTCGCTCGTCCGCTGACACACCACCGGTCACCCGAGCGAACGGGATACCGGCATCGGTCATGCGGGCCGCCGCGAGGTCGATCAACTGCCGGTGCTCGGCAGCGATCACCATCGGCTTGCCCGGATCGTCTTCGATGATCGACATGAGTTCATCGATCTTCGATGATTTCGGCGTGTCGGTAAGCGACACAAGCCACGTGGCGGGGTCCTCGGGAGTCTCCCCCTGGTCGACCTCGCAGTAAGCGGAAGCAAATTGCAGCAACCGGGTTGCCCCGGCCAGATTCCCGTTGGCAACGAGCACCGTGCCGTCCTCAAGCACCGTCACGAGCTGTTCGGCGATGTCCTTGTACGCCTTCGCCTGCTTGGGGCTCATCTCGACATCGCGTCGCATGAATACCTTATCGGGCAACTGCTTGAGGACATCCGCTTTGATCATGCGGCGGAAGTGCGGGTCAAGGATCTTGAAGAACTCCTCTTTCGTGTCCGGTTTGAGGCCGACGATCGACATGCCGCCGAAGTGGTTGTACTCGATCCGGGCGTAACGGTCGATGAATGCCGACTTCGCGGGGTAAGTCTCAGGCGCAATCGCGTGCATGATCGACCAGAGGTCTCCCGGGTGGTTCGCAACCGGCGTACCGGTGAGCGCCCAGCGATATTCGACAGTCGGACCGTGGAACACGTTCCAGATGGCGCGCGTCTGCAAGGCGTTCGGGTCCTTCACCCGGTGCGCTTCGTCAAGCACGCACACTCGGAACGGGATGCGGTTGAGTTCCTTTTCAT